TCAGTTCCACATGAGCACGAGTTAATCCATCCGTGGGATCAAGGATGATCGTGGCCTTGGTTATTCCTGGCATCACTTTACCGTGGCACCAGATACGTGACTTGTTTGTTTGAGGTTGGATGTCAAAGAAGAGCCCTTCCTTTGGTACGTAAGTTGGTCGTTTTTCTTCGTTGCTCATCGGGCACTCCTACCAGAGGATGTTGTCCCAATTTTGGATGATATTGGTTCTGTTGGCTCGCATAATGGCTAGCATCTCTTCAGTGTAGAGGCTCCGCGACAGAGCATCAGCTTCAATGTTGCGTTCCCGAGGTATCCATTTGTAGATGATCCCCCGTGTGTACTTCTCGCGTGCTTTTTCGATCAAGTCTAGAATAGCCCGAAGCCTGGGATCGTGGCAATTGTAGGTTCCAGAGCACTGATTGACGATCAATTCCGAGTCGGAATGAAGAATGACCGGATGGTGATCTTCTTTGGGCAGCTTGGAAAGCCAGTGAACTGCTGCCATCACGGCAGTCATTTCGCCCAGGTTGTTGGTGTGATGCTTCTTGCCCCAGCCGATGATTGCAGTATCCTGATGGATGATTCCCTTACCAGGGCGTTTGACCAGAAAGGCCCAAGTGAGTACCCCCTGGGGATGAAAGGGTTGGCAGGAAGCATCTGTCCAAATTAGGTACACTCTTGTTTTCCCTTACTCGCTAGCCGATCTTTCCGGGAGAAGGTTTTACTGTCTCACTGAGTAACTCCTCGATCTTTTCATCTACCTCTGAGTAGAACTTTGCCAAGGGCGGCTCCGATTCCAAAGGCCCACGACGTGGCCTTGACGCAGCAAAGCGCGTGCATTCTTCCAGATTAGCGCATGTCTCGTAGGTTTCATCCCCTATGCACAGCCACATTCGCTGCGGATAAAACGGAATGCTAACGTAGTAAGGACATTTGATCTTGCTAGCCAATGTCTGGCAATCCTGCCCAGTCGTCAGACCCTATGCCACCTTCCTCTACAAACGCCTCATTGCCAAGCCATTCGTTCAGCTCTTCACGCTCCAGGTGTGAGTAGGGGTAGACCATAAGCAGTATGCGCCGAGTTTTGGATTCAACTCGTATCTTGGCCTTGGTCGCCTCAATCTTAGCCAGTTTCTCTGGAGGTATCCGTGCTCCAGCTGCCTGGGCTACCAGGCGAGCTTGCTCTAGTGCCTGCTCCCCAGCGCTCTCAGCAGTCTTATCAGCCAGTTGCAGGGCCATAAAGGGGGCCAAAATGCCGTACTGGATCTTACAGGCGTTGGCCAGCTTGTTGAACAGAACAGCGAATCGCTTGACCCAATATTCCAGCTTTTCAGTGTCCCCTTTGTCGATCTCAATCAGCTTAGTCAGGGACCGGCAAAACACAGATCGACGGGAGAACGTAGTATCCATGCCCTCAAGAACTGCCTCGTTGATGTAGTCGTACCCTATCAATCCCGACTTGTACCAGGGAAAGTCCACATCAGACTTGTTGTTGTGAATCAGCTCAAGCACAGTTGAAGTGCCTTTTCCACGGGCTACCATTTGGCCCATGCGGCTCAGATGTGGCCAGATAACCTGGTCAAGGCCAATGGCGTAGCAGCTTATTCGGTTGTTGGCAGCTTGCGCCAGATCCGCATTCATCTTTTCGTGGACTTTTCTCCATTCTTTGATCTGATCTTCATTCGGACGAGCAAAGCCGCTTTCTTCCCTGGCTCGGTCGATCTCATCTTCAGTGTGCTTCTCAAGTCTCATCGTCTTCTCCTGTTGTTAACCTACATGCTTCCAGGTGTTGCCGAGAATGATATCTCGGACAGTGGCAGCCGAAACCCCAAACTGTTCTCCAACTTTTGTGTAGTTATCCAGTTTCTTGTACAGATCTCTGATCTCAATAATCTGCTTCGGAGTTAGCTTGACTTTACGCCCAATAAGGGGAGGAAAGCCGTCCTGAACATGATCCCACCTAGTTCTTCGAACGATATGCTTAACTGTGTGGCGAGAGATTCCAAATTGATCAGCTATGATATCCCAGTCCAGTCCTTTATGTGCAAACTCTCTGATAATGGTCACTTGTGCAGCAACCAATTTAGCCTGACCATTATTTGATCCTCTAGCATCTGACGTACCAATAGTGTAGGAATGCTTTTTGTTCTGACTGGGAGTAACAAATTCAAGATTGGTTAAGGTGTTGTTTGAAGGATTACCATCAATGTGGTTGACCTGAAGCGCTGCTGTGGAAAGCTTCCCATAGAAAGCCCACATCACTAGCCTGTGCACTCCCACCTGCCAGCGATGCACATTTTTGTATTTACGCTTATCCCCGCTGTCTAGTCGAACTGCTTTGTGTAGCATAACTGCTCGGTATCCTCTGCTCTTTATCTGGTGTTCGAGAATTTTCCCAACCTCAGTTGATACCGCGTCGCTAGGGGCACTTCGTCTGACCTTACCAAAGTTACTGACTTCGTAAGGCCAGTCCGGGATAGGTGCCCAGATCTCTTTAGTAGTCGGAATATTTCGTTCCATCCTTGACTCCTTTGTATTTGTGCAGTACTATAGTACACATAGAGGATGGGAGTCAAGGGCTATAGGAAAGTCATGATTGGGATCTTTCTAAGGCGCTCTAAAGCCACATTACACAGATTCCATGAATGCGCGGAATGTGGATCTAATCCGAGGTTGACCCACTCCATTCTGAATCGTCCGGTATCCTCATCAATCATGGTCTTCTGACGCACGATAGCTTTCATGTGCCTGTAGAAGTGCGTACGGAAGATGTGGAGGGGCTCGAAGAGCCCGGTATCCAGTGACCGACAGACCTGAATCAGGTTTTCAGGCACAGGCCATTCGCAGTTACGGTTGGCAATTTCACTCAGGGCAAAATCGAGGCTCATGTAGCGGTTGAGCATGCAAGTGTACTTGAATTTGATCTTAGGACCACCTCGTCTGACGCTCTGCTTCTCCTTTGCTCGGTCGCCCCACTGCACCATATCTCGTCCGTGGGAACCTCCGCTGCTGCCCTCAACGTACCAGGTAACAAAGACACGTTTGGGAAAGGTGCGAGCGAACTCCAGCGCCTCATTGATATTGGGCATGGCGTCAATGAGGCAGAGATCGATATCCCACTCAGTCATCAGCTGATAGAGCCGCTTGAAGGGGGTTGTTCGCTGGTCGTTAGTCATGTAAGTAGGATTGCGGTCGTCGATGATCTCGTAGTGTACAACTCGTTTCTTGCTGGGGTGTAGCTCAGAGATGACAGCGTAGTTGTTGCCCCCCATCTGGTCGACACCCATGGCACGACGGATTTTACCACCATGCTCGCCTTTGTACTTGCCCCACAGGATGTCGGGATTTTCGCAGGAGGCCAGGTCGTCGTCCTTGATAGGCTGGTTTTCTTCGTCCACATAGGGCTTGCCTAGCTTGGCGTTGTAGAACTCCTTGATGTTCTGCGTACGCTGCCAATTGTCCCAGATTTCAGCAACGGTGATGTAGTCCGAGATGAACTGGCTGACATGGTAGCTAGGAAAGTCAGCACCAGGGTTGTGCGGAAGATACCGGCCTTCTTGAGGATGATCGATTCTCTTTTTGCAGATAGGGCACTGAAGATAGACTTCTTTGGATGTGACTGCAACACAGTCAGGCCAGCACTCACTAGGAATGAACCCATCGCTACCGAGTCCGTGACAATTGCAGTCACAGTGCCAGTAATTTTGAGTGCCCTGTAGGAAGACTCTGCTAATGTCGTTGCCGGGGTAGCCCGCAGTCGATACCTGCATAACCTGCTTGTACTCTGAGTGCGAAATGCGCTCACGGGCCTGGTCGATATCAGCCGGGTTGAGTAGTCTCACCTCATCAAAGCAGATCATGTCAAAAGGCGTAGAGTCCTTGGTAGCCTCACCACCCATGTGCTGCAGGTAGAGGGAGGACTCCTTCCCGATTTGCTTGTAGCCGATGGTGTCCGTATCTGTGATCGAAGCTGACAACGAGGCATTAGAGTCAATTAACGGCTTCAATCTGTCCTTGGAGAGCTTGCTGACGCCATCGTGGGTAGGGAAGAAGAGGCATGCCTTGGCCGAATTGTGCAGCGTGAAATGGAGCAGCCTTAGCAACATCCAGATAGTGGCCCCCATCTGAGCGGCCTTCATCAGGCAGATCTCTCTGGACATGTCCATGTACAGAGGCAGCAGGTACTTGTGCCGGTCAAAGTTGAAAGGCTTGTGATCGACCTTGATGCCCGATGTAGAGGCCCACAGGGCGAAGTTTTCGCGTTGGAGAGCCTTCAGCTGCCCAGGAGAGATACCTGATGCAGTAAGCTGGCCCAGTTCTGCGATCTCCTTGGATTGCTGCTGCGGGGTAGCAATACTTCCGAACATCTCGCTGAAAATCGACTCAGTAGCCTTCTCCTTTGGTCTTTTCAATTTGATTGGGCGACGCCCACCTAGCTTAGCCGGGGTACGTTTAATCTTTTCCATAGTGTGATCCGGTATTGAAGACTTCGTTCTCGGTTAGGTAGATGATTTTGTCAGCCTCCTGGTGCAGCAGCTTGGAGGTTGAGCCTTCAAAGGTGATCACTTCCACACGCTTACCTTGCTGACGCAGCTCGTTCAACAACAGGGCGTAGTCTCCATCTCCGCTGACCAAAACAAAGACATCGTAGTTGTTAATCTCCTTCATGGCGTCGAGTGTGATGCCTACGTCCCAGTCTGTACCGTAGGGTTTGGCGGCATTCTTCTCTGAGACCATGGTTCGATCTTTGACACGGAACCCCAGGCGTTGCAAAGAATCAATGAACTTCTGGTTCCGAGGACCAGTTGATTTGATCTGACCACTACTTGTACGCCTGGTAGTAGCGGACACTGTGTAGGCAAGCAGTGTCAGGCTCATTGCTTGGGGAAAGGCTCGTACCAGAAGTTCTCGAAGCCTAGCATAGCTAACCCTGGTACCATCCCCGAACTGGTAACGTCCGGTGTACCAGAGATTCATTACGTCGACAGCCACTAAAACTCGTGACGTTATTTCTCCCTTACTATGGTCACATTCCTTCCCGCAGGGGGAGGGGGGAGTACAGGGCGGATTAGGGACGCTAGTCCCCCCTCCTGCGGGCCTTTGTTCCCCCATTCCCTTCTGGATCCTGGTATCGACCACACGCATGCACACCTGACAGTAGGCGCCGTCGTCCCACAGAAGTCGGCAACCGCACTGTGGGCAAATCATGGTTTTCTACCATCCCACGCCCGCGTGATCCAGTTGTCTATTGCGGTCTCATCCAAGTGACCATCGTGGCGCAACACAGCGTCCAGTAAAATGGCAGCGTCGTCCGGGATAAAGGTCGCCTCACAACCTGGACACCGCCATGCCCCGCAGTCCCATTTGGTCACCTGCAAAACAGCCCCATTTCGGGATCGACCTGCCTCTGTCATAACTAAAAGGCGATCAAATCTTCTCCCTTTTAAGTTAATTTTCTTGCTCATTTCTTCAGCTCATTTGCAGAGCATTTGCAGTGCACGTAGGTCTGATTGCACACAGGGCAAATGGGAATGGTTGGTGGCTTCTCCTTGGGTTTGCTTTTCTTGCCTTTATCACTCATCTTTTGATCCTTACCGGAGTCCGTCTGTCGGCTATAGAGGGCTTACTGCCAGTCATTTCTATCATCCCGTAAGTAGCTATTAAGGCGGCGTCCGATCTCCCGTCCAAAGATAGAACACGCCCACGAGGTGCTGTCAACGGAAGCGTAGGGTACAGACGCTGGCACTTACTGAAGGAACGTTGCTTGGGTTCTCCCAATGGTGTTCCTTGGAACATGACAGTGGTCCAGGTGCGTGGAGCAATGATGTCGTAAACGGCTCTAATCCCCGCAAGAATGCCCTCCCACAGACCGAAGCCTCGCCCTGTTTTGAACGTACTGGAAAGCCCCTGTTGTGGCATCGCCCCGGCTCGCTCAAGCCACACCTTGGCGTGGCCATGCTTGCTCTCGTGTCGAAGCATTGTTCTAAGTACGCTAGCCATTGCAGCTGGCGCGAACTCAAATTTGGTGCTCTTCTTTCCCTTTTTGGTCTTGGTATTTTCGATGACGGGGCAATCATGGTAGTCGATGAGGATATACTTCTCATCCACAACGACAATAGCACCTTTCAAGCCGGGGTCGATGCCGATGCTCAACATATTACTTACCGGACTCCTTCCCGTTGAAGGTGTTGCCTGAGATCGTGGTGTTCAAGGGTACGGTCTCTGGGAGAATTGCCAATGCAGCACGTTTGGTCTCTTGCTCAGCGCTTTCACACATCAAGATCTTCATGATCAACTCCCCAATAGCGTTGATCGCTTTGGCATCGCCACTAATGTAAATGCCAATTTGCTGTGATTGCTGCGCTGATTCTTTTCCGGCCATGTTCATTCTCCTTTTGTGTATTGGTGAGCTAGCCTGTTCACAGCAGCAAATTGATCTTCCAAGCTCTTGAACTGGTCTTCTAGGTTCTTGAGTCGTACCTCAAGATTACTATTAGGCCGATGAATCCGCAGGTTCACCTCGTCGGGAGTAACCAAGGCAAAGCAATTCTCAGGAAGCTTCTCTTTGAGATGCCGCATCTGTTCTGAGAAGCGATCAAACACTTTCTCAGCCCAGTATTTGGATGTCTTGAAATGCAGAATGATCGTATTCGCATTAAGGTACAGGATTTCGTGCTGAACGCCCTCCTTCGTGATACGTGCCAAACGCTTTCTGATTTCGTCTAGTTCAGCAGAACCAAGGGGCTTGCCCCATTCTGCGTCTTTACGTTTCAAGGAAGCTCACCCCCCCTTTCTTGTGGACTGTGATTACTTTATTGAACAGGGAAGCTAGAGCAGGCTTGTGTGTCACAACGAAGATGGTGCCGCATGTTTGAGTCATTTTTGATAGCAGGTCCATCACAGCCTCCAGGCCAGCTTCGTCGACTCCCTCGAAAGGTTCATCGAAAAAGCGCTGGGGGAAAGCCTTTTTGGCTCTTGCAGCCAGTAGGTCAGACATAGCAAAGTTGATCGCCAGATCGATGCGGGCTGCTTCGCCACCGCTGCTCCCCATGTAGTCTTCGGCCCCATTGACGTTGTCGATAACCACGTTAAACTTCTCACGCTCCTCCCCGCTCCTGAGTGTGGTCTTGGTAGAGAACTCGATTCTGACTTCCCCGTCGGTGAGGTCTCTGGCGTAGACCTTGGCGCGATCATTGAGAAAAGGCACGATGGAATCCAAGATTAGGCTCTTGAGTCCAGAATTGCTGAAACCCCTAGTCCAGAATTCCAGGTATGCTTGCTCCTGCGTAAGCTCTGTTAGTCCACTGCCAAGGCTGCAAATCTCTGTTTCTAAGTTTGCTAACTCAGTCTTGAACTCGGCAGACTGATCTTTGGGTGTACTTTTCTTGCTCCAGTTCAAGAACTTAGCTAACTCTATTTCCCGTGACTGTGTGCACTCCTGAATCTCCCGGAGCCAATAGTCACAACGATCTTGCACTATTTTGGCTTCTCTGAGTCTGGA